TTGATCTCTTTCTTTTCCGACCCGCTGCACTTCTTTCCACAGTATTTCCAGGCCCTCCCATCCGGTTCGCGCAATCGTTCGAGACTGGGAGACCCGAAGGTTGCAGTAGACGTATTCCCCGTCGAGGTAGCTGCTTGGCGACCCGTCTTGCTGATCTGGCGGATACGGTGTCAAACGAAGGAACCACCACGCATGCCCTTCATTGGCAGCGTAGCGGACATTTTCAAAAAAGCCCCTGGTTGTAAGGTGCGGTTGTTTCAACGTGCAGCCTCCTTTCTCTGTCATCGAAGCGCTCGACGACCAAATCCTCGCGGGCGAAGTTTTCATTTGGCCTCCTTCAAATTTCAGGTTGGCGCGAAATCGGGCCTACCGCCTTACGGAGTTGGTTTTAATCCGATACCGACCGGTGCCGTGGGGCTTGCCGGTTTTAAGAAGTCTAAAGGGACGCTGGGGGCGCTCTCTTCCCCCCATGAGTTTTTCCATACAGCGGTTACCGTGTGCGCACCGTTTCCCAGGTGATCCAAATTCATCAAAAAGCACCGGGTAATACCGTCGTCATACGTTTTTTCCTGATACGGCACCCAGCCCTGGGCAGCACCATCCATGGTGACCTGGGCTTCGGTCACGCCCATGGCCGGGTCGGCCACGTCGCAAACCAAGTCCATAGCCAGCGCCGGGACCGCAAACAAAAACATAGCGACAAAGGTAAAGCAGCAAGGCCTTGATTACGAATACCTTAGC